CATATGGTCCCAATGCTCCCTTTCAATAACCCCCCGGGGGTCGCGGGGCTGGGTCTTCATTCCACACACACGCCCCGGTGGCAGGAATGAAGCGGTCCACCCAAGTCAAGCGGTTCTGCAAGTCGCTGACGGTCCCCACGGGGCGGCTGGCGGGGCGTGCGGTCAGGCTGGCACCATATCAAAACCGTTTCATCGACGGGGCGTTCGCTGACGGGGTGAACGTCGCGTGCCTGTCCATCGGTCGCGGCAATGGCAAGTCGGCGGTCTCGGCCATGCTCTGCGCCGGTGAATTGCTGGGCGCATGGTCGGACGCGCCTGAGCGGGAAGTGATCATCGCGGCCCGGACTCAGGAGCAAGCAAAAATCGCCTGGACCTATTGCGTGTCATTTATCCAGACTCTGCCCGACGATGTGCAGAAGCGGATCACGATCCGGCGGCAACCTCGTTTTGAAATCCAGTATGACGACCACAATGGCCCGCACCTGATCAAGGCAATCTCGGCAGACGGTAAGTCGGCGCTTGGGTCCAGCCCGACGCTGGCGGTGCTGGATGAGCGCGGCCATTGGCCTATTGCCCAAGGCGACGAATTGGAAGCGGCGCTGTTGACGGGCCTTTCCAAGCGCGACGGCAAGGCGCTGATCATATCCACCAGTGCCAGCAATGACATGCACCCGTTCTCGCTGTGGCTGGATCGGGATGCACCGGGCGTCTATCGGCAGGAACACCGCCCGACACCGAACTTGCCCGTTGATGATGTGGACAGTCTGTTGATTGCCAACCCCGGTTCCAAGCATGGCATCGGCCCGACAATGACGCGGCTCAAAGAGGACGCGGCGCTGGCCTTGGCCCGTGGCGGCTCTGCCCTGTCGCGGTTCCGCCTGCTGTCTCGCAATGAACGGGTGTCTGAGGACAACCGGGATGCACTGCTTGATTTGAACGAATGGCTGCAATGCGAAACCGACGATCTGCCACCCCGGCGCGGGCCGGTTGTGATCGGGCTGGATCAGGGCCAGTCGGCATCTATGAGCGCCGCGGCCTATCTCTGGCCAGACACGGGGCGGCTGGAAGCCTGGGGCGCGTTCGGCACTGTCCCGACACTTGAGGCGCGCGGGCAGGCCGATGCTGTCGGTGATCTTTATTCGCAGATGCACAAGCGCGGCGAGCTGGCCTTGATGGGGCAGAAAACCGTCCCGATGTCGCAATGGCTGCGCCGGGTTGTCGGTCACGTCGAGGGCGAGACGGTCGCGGCGATTGTCTGCGATCGGTTCAAGCAATCCGAGATCGGTGACGCGCTGGCAGAGATCGGCAACCGCGCGCCGGTGATCTGGCGCGGCATGGGGTTCAAGGACGGCAGCGAAGACATTGAACGGTTCCGCCGCGTCGTGTTCGACGGCAGCCTGCACGTTTCCCAAAGCCTGCTGTTGCGTCACGCCATTGGCGAGGCGGCGGTGTTCGTTGATCCGGCGGGCAATTCCAAAATCGTCAAGGGCCGGTCGATGGGCAGGATCGACGCGGCCTGCGCTGCGGTGCTGGCGGTTGCTGAGGGCGCGCGGATCATGGGCAGGCCGCAACATAAAGGAGGCAGAATAGCATGGGGATGAGGAGCGATTACAAGCGGCATAGCGCCAAGGTGACGCGCGGCCCGCGCTGGAAGGCTCTGCGGATGCAGGCGCTGGACCGTGACAACTGGCAATGCGTCCAGTGCGGCACCCATAAGCGGCTGGAATGCGACCACGTTCTGCCCGTCCGGGATCGGCCTGAACTGGCCTACACCCTGTCAAATTTACAGATGCTTTGCGGCGCCTGCCATGCCCGCAAAACCCGAATTGAGGTGGGGCACAAGCCTCTAACCCCAAAGCGCCAGCAATGGCGCGATCTGCTGCGCGAAATGCAGCGAAACCCTACCGAGCAAAAGGAAAATCACCATGCTTGAGTCACTGAAAATCACCCGGCGTCAGTCGGAAATCCGTCAAGAGTTGGCGGGCCTTGTCGGCAAGGACGCCCCCACAACGGACGAAACCCGGTCCATGGAAACGCTGGATGCAGAATATCGCACCAACGAAACCCGGTTCCGGGCTGCACTGGTGTCTGAGGATACCGAACGCCGGGAAGCCGGGGCCGAACTCGAAACCCGTTCCGAAAAGGAATGGACCGAGATCATGGGCGCGTTTGAAATGCGCCAAGTCGCCCTGAGCCTTGATGAGGGCCGCGCGCTGTCTGGCCAGACGGCGGAGATCGTCACCGAACTGCGGTCGCAAGGCGGCTATCGCGGCATCCCTGTGCCCTATGCGGCGCTTGAAACCCGCGCCGGTGAGACGGTGGCCAGTGGCACCCCTGATCCGATTGTCACCCGCCCACTGATCGAGCGTTTGTTCCCGGCGTCTGTCGCGGCGCAGATGGGCGTCCAGATGATCAATATCGGCACCGGCGGGCAGGAAACCCCCGTCACCACGTCGGCAATCTCGGCTGGATGGCAGGCAACCGAACTCGGCAACGTGCCGGGGCCGTCTGCCTACACGACGCTGGACCGCCCATTGAAGCCGGATCACACGCTTGGCATCCAGATGCGCATCAGTCGCAAGACGCTGTTGCAGTCCGGCGCTGCGCTGGAACAGGCAATCCGGCGCGACATGGCGGGCGCCATGCAACAAGAGATGGACCGGGCAATCTTCAACGGCTCTGGTACCAGTGGCGAGCCTACCGGCGTCTTCACCGGCGCAACGGCTTGGGGCATTGCTGAGACCGCTTTGGATGCGGCGGCGTCCTGGGCGGCTATCCGCACTGAGGTTGTGGCGTTCATGACGGCCAACGCGGCGACTGGTCCCGGCGCGGTGCGCCTGCTGATCCGTCCTGAAGTCTGGGACACGATGGATGGCACGTTCATCAGCGGCACGGCAGTGACCGAGTGGGAGCGGCTGACAAACTATATCAGCACGGTTGTCATGTCGCACAACGCCTTGCCTGCCCCGGCTGGCACGCCGCTGGAAAGCAAGGCGCTGCTGACAACCTCGGCGGGCGGTGTTGCGCCGGTGTTCGTGGGCATGTGGGGAGCGGTCGATCTGATCCGCGATCCGTATGCAGATGCGCAATCCGGTGGCCTGCGCCTGACGGCTCTGAACACGATGGACACCACGATTAGCCGCGCGGTTCAAACCCGCGTCCTGACGGGCATCCAGTAATGCTCTGGGGCGGTCATAGCGGCGGGCTGGAACTCCGCAAGCGGGCATCCGGCGCATTGGCGCTGCAAGGCCGCTTTCCATATAACAAGCGGGCGGTCCTCAGTGATGGGGGCCGTTCCGGCAGGCCAAGAAAAGAGGCGATTGCATCCCGCGCATTCGCCTATCGCGTGGATGATCCAAAAGAGGACATTCACTTTCTTGTCGGCCATTCCTTTGACAAGCCTTTGGCCAGCCGTGGCGCGGGGACGCTGGATCTTGCGGACAGTGACGATGCGCTGTCCTTCACGGCGACGATCACGCCTGAAATGCAAGAGGTGTCCTATGTGCGGGATATTCTGGCAGGCATCGCGGCGGGGCTGACTGTCGGCATATCGCCGGGGTTTCGATTGCCACCCAAGCGGGCGGTGCCTGAGCCTGAGCGGATCGAGGATGAGGGCAGCGATCCTGAGAACGGTGAACACAACGCCATTATCAGGACGGTTTTGCAGGCGCTTTTGTATGAAATGAGCGTCGTGACGCGGCCCGCATATCCCGAGGCGCAAGTCGAGGCGCGGAATTGGACGGCGGGGGGCGTGATCCTGCCAGACACCGGCCTGCACCGCACCCTAAGCCGTTGGAGGGCGTGACATGATTGATCTGATCAAACAATTTGAGGCGGTCCCGGCTGACTATCCCGACGCCCCCGCTGGCCTGTCAACGGCGGCGGCGGCGCTTGATGCTGCAATGATCTGGGCGCGGATTGAAGCCTACACCGCGCACCGATGGACCGTGCGGGAAGTGGTGTGGACGTTGATGGGCGGCGGGGGCGATCAATTCCACCCGCGTCTGGTGCCTGTGGTGTCGCGTGAGGCGCATGTGTGGGACGGCGCGGCATGGGAGGCCCTGACGCTGCTGGAGGGGCCTCTGGGTGTCTGTCTGCCGCGTGACGGCACCTATCGGATCACGGCGCAGGTTGGCGCTGGTGACGTGCCTGCACCTGTCTCTGAGGCGTTCCGGCGGCTTGCGGAATACTCGGCTGAAATCGGCGACAACGGCATGGTGGCGGGGCACCCGTCGCACACCTCGCATTCGGTCGAGATCGGCGACGACATCAAGGAAACCTTTGATCGGCCTGCCACCTGGGCGGCCAAGGCAATGCAGAACAGTGGCGCGGGCGACCTGCTGCGCCCATATCGGAGGGCTTGAATATGTGGCCATTCAAACGAAAAGAGCCTGCCATTGAACACCGATCCAGCGGCACGGGCTACACCACGCAAGTGATGCAGGCGCGGGCCGATTATATCAGCGGCGTCGATGGCGTGGCCGAACTGACGGGCACGGTGCAGGGGTGTGTGAGCCTCTGGGAGGGCGGCTTGAGCCTGGCGGACGTGGACGGCACCGACATGCTGACACCGCGTGTCCTGGCCCTTGCGG